TCCATTAGTAGTATTATTTGCCATTGCTATAATCCACCATAAAGTAGAGTCACGATAATAAGAATTTGCTAAAGAATCAAGTCTATCTCCTTCAGAAGTTATTATATAGAAGTCATTTTCTGAAACAGGTATGTTAGGATAAAATTTACTTTTATAGTAGGGTTGTCCGTCTTCTGTTTTTAATATTGTTCCGTTTTGATATCTATCCATTTTTATAATCCTTTATTTCTAATTGCCTGTATTTTTTCCATTAATTCTTTCTTTCTAGGTGAATTATCATTAGCATCAAAAAACTCAGTAGTAGTAGTAGTAGTAGTTCTGGTGGTTGGTGTGGTAGTAGTAGTAGTTCTGGTGGTTGGTGTGGTAGTAGTATTAGTACTATTAGTAGTAGAGAAAGCAGCAGTTGGTGTTTCTGACAATGTGTTTATATTTTGTTCTATAGTTGAATTAGATTCTAATGGTTGTTTAAATTTTATTTGTTCTTTTAATTCACTCCTAGGAACTATAACATGAGCTGGGTTTGTATTTGATAGTTTTGTACCTCTAGATAATGAATTATTATTAGCATCTAATGGTGGATCTACTAAATTAATAGCAAACCCTTCTGTAATAGTATTTTGCTCACCGTCTGTTCTGTTTGGTATTCTAATAAATTCTTTATCACCAGCAACTGAATCTGGTAAATATCCAAAGAAGCCTACTGGTTTGCTGCCGCCCTCAGCAGTAGCACTAGGTAAATATTGAGGTAATTTTTGATGTACAATATTAAAATTAAAGTTGGCTTCAATATACATAGCTAATCTAGCCTCAGGTGTTATATCCCAAGGTGAATCGTCAGGTATACTATATTGTAAACTAGTCATTGTAGCATATTCTCCTACTAAATAATTACCCACATTTAATCTTAATAATACACCACCTAAAGCATTATTTTCCGTACTATATCTACCAGCAGTTGTTGATGCTAATTGACCTAATGCTCTGTGTTTTTCAAATAATTGTGTTCTATTAAAACAAGGTATTTTTAAATTAAATGATACTGATCTTCTGAATTTTGAATATATATAGAAAGTTTCTGATCTCCCAATATAATTTATATCATTCCAAGTAGCGTTAAAATCATCTCTAAAATTACTTAGATAAGCGGAAAAAGCCCATCTTTCTTCGTTTAATGTGAATGGATCTACTCCTCTAAACATTACTGTTAGAATATCAGAATCGTATCTGTCAAACTTATATGTATTATTATATGAAGCTTGACTACCATCATCACTAACTTTTTTATCACCGTAGTACTTATAATCTCCACTTTCTGCTTTTCTATTTCTATTTAATCCAATATTTTGTATTGTTTTAAAATCTTTTCTACCTTCACCAAACGGTGAATTAGATGGACCTTGAGATGTATAATTTATTGAATCTGAAAATGGGATACTTTGTACGATATTAGTAACGGCTTGTGTTGCTTTAAATAAATCAGCATATTTCCTAGCCATAGGAGAAGCACCATTATAGTTAATTGCTGTTTGGTCCCTATTAGATAGAGGAGTACTAGAATATTCAGGTATAACTGATGTGCCTATGGTTTTAGATAAGCCAAGAAGACCATTAATAGAAATATTAGCTTTCTCCCAATCTCTTGTATTGGATTGATTAGTAAATTTAGCAATTTCTAAGAATTCCTGTGTAGTTGTGCTTTTAGGAACAAATCGTCTAATAACTGTTTGTCCTATACCATATGCTGATTCAGGGCCAGTAATATATCTATCTATATCTGATTCTACTAATGTTTGTTCTTTAGATGAATTAAATGAATAATTAGATTTTAATCCTACTAATCGATTTTTATTTGCTTTATTATTGTCTGTTACTATAGATTCATACTTGTCACTATCCGCCATTATTGGTGTTAAGCCATGTCTAATAAAATGACCACCAAAAGCATTAAAGGGAATTTGAGCTAATGTATTAATTCCTAAATTATATATTCTGGTGGGTTGTAATAAACCACCAGTAAGCGGACCTATATTACCTGTTAGTAGAGAAGTAATAGCTCCTAATGTTCCTTTTCTAACTTCTAATTTAGGATTAGATAATTGTAGACCTACTTGTTTAGCGATCCATAAAGGATTATTTATAATCCAACTACCTATACGAACAGTATCTACTATACCAGCATTAGCTGCTCCTAAAAAACCACCTCTTACAAAACCATCGTCTTTACCTATTTTATTATTGATTGTTATAATAGGAGATATACCTGCTTCTCGCAATATACTTCCTAATCCTCCTCTAGCTAAATTTAGATTAGTTAAATTAGGATCACTAATATCTGTTGTTATATAAGGTTGTCCACTATCACCACCACCTAATTGGTCAAAGCCATATTTAAGTGATTTTAAGGTAGTATCATTAACTAGGTCTCTTAAAGCCATTTATGTTTAATTAAAAGTAATAGTATTTAGGATATTCCTACTATAATTAATACCTACCATCTGTAGGTCCTAAATCTTTATATCTTTGTCCTGTAGGAGATTTATATATTTTAGATACTACAGATCCGCCATTTGGAACGGGGGATCCTATTTGAGTATTGTTAGGAGCATCTTTATCTAATTCATCTATAAGAGATGGTCTTTTAACAGATACTGTACTACCTGCTGAGATATCACCAAATGATTCTACTCTAACATTGGGAGTTCCATCTACTGAATAACCTAATTGGTATGGATTTGCAAATCCTTCTCCATGTAATTGACTTAGTGCTGGATCTACGTTAGATGATGGGTCTCTATATCCCCAAAAAGAATTTTTAGCTGTCATATCTCTTTGTGGTTCAACATTGTGTCTAACTAATAATCCAAGTGTACTTGCTTTGTATTGGTCTACTACTGCCATAATTGTAAAATAATTAATTGTTTAATATAAATATTAGAGTATTAAGCTAGATTATAAGAACCTTGAGCTGTTGTTGTTGCTAATATTGTACTATCTGCTTTTAATACTGGAGAGAAATTTTTCTGTGATAATGTTTGGTGTAAACTATTAATGGCGGCTATCATTCCTGAATTGTCTTGCATTGGTTGTTGTTGTGGTTTTATTCCTCCACCTAAATCCGTACCAGCTATTAATGTATCTCTATCGTTTAATTTAAATTGTCCTTCTTCAGTAGTTAATGTACGTTTACCATATCCGGGTTCAGACATTAAATCATCGGCCTTATAAGAATTTACTAATGCTATACCACCAGCAATAGCGGCTCCTGCTAATATAGGTCCTACTACAGGTAACCCACCTAATGATTCCCATGCTCCTTTAATAACGGACACTATAGCGGCTCCTATACCTTGCATTCGAATAAATCTCATCATTACTCCTAATTTACTAAAAGCAGGTAGAATAGATGCTACCATATATCCTCCTAAACCTCCTAAAATTGTCCAAAGAGCAGTTGTATTCGATAATATAGAAGTAATTACTTCTAATAGTTTTCCAAAAGGTCCTGCTACTAGATTACCAATTAAATCTTGTAATTTTTCAACAGCGGCATTAAATTTATCTTGTATATTCTGTCTTTTTTCAGCTTCTAATGCTTCTTCTTCAGTAAGTTGAGCTAATGATTTACCACTTTCAACTGCTAATTTTTGTTTTGTAAGTTGATTAGCTAATTCATCTGAACTCAATCCAATAGCAGCAGCAAATGACTTTTGAGCTAATACATTCATGTTTTGGAACTTTTCAAGAGTCATACCTTGATCTGTAAGTTCTTTCATTACTGTAACTTGATCACCCATTAATGCTGCTGATCTAGCTCTTTCTAAATTTATTGCTTGGCCTGTTAATAATTCGGCTTTTAATTCACTTTCTATAGATGATTCAAAATCTAATAATGATTCACCTTGTCTTTTAGTTTGTTCTAATGTTGTACCTAATGCTTTAGCTTGAGATACCGCCTGTACTAATAATTCAGGATTGTTTTTTAAATTAGCGGCTAATTGGCCTGATACTTTAGCGGCTTCAGCTATAGTTGCCTTAAATGGTAATCCAACTTTAAGTTGATTTCTAGATGCTACAAAAGCACCCACCATTGCTTTATTTACTTGTTCTGAGGATTTTCCTGTTAAAACAGATAATTTATAAACTCCCGCTGCCTCATCTGCTGTTAATCCAAATTGTTTGGTTAACATAATTTGAGTTTCTAAAGTTTTAGCTGAATATTCTGCTACAAATCCAGTTTGAGTATTTAACTGATTCATTGCTTCAGCTGCGTTCTTTAGAGTAACATTTATGTTATCAGAACTTTGAGCAACACTTTTTAAATTAGATGCTACTCTATTAGCTTGTTCAGCACCGTATCCAAAGTTTTTACCTATTTCAACAGATATTTTATTATAGTTAAGAGCAGAATCTAATATCATCTTAAATATGCCTACTAATGTAAACATATCTTTGATTTGTTTTATATTAAATTTTTCTGCTAATACATTTAATACTTCTTTTCCTTGAGCAATAATCTTAGCTTTATTAAGTAATTCTAATTCTTGTTTTTGAGCATCTATTGCTGCCTCATATGCTTTTTTAGCATCATATGCTATTTTAGATTGTTTTTTAGCTTCTTCTGATATCTTAGTAGCAGAACTTAACGCTCTATCTTTATTTCTTAAATCTTCTTTAGCATCTCTTTCAGCTTGCTTAGCAGTAGATAAGTTAAGACTAGCTTGATTTTTTAAATGACTTAAAGTTCTAGCTAATATATTATTATTATTAAGTCTAGCTTGTATTATACCAGCTTCGTAGTTTCTTATGGTACTTTGAATATTTGCTACTGTGCTTGCTTTTTGTCCTAATTTTTCTTCAGCAGTTATTTGTTCTTGAGTAGCTCTTACTAATTGTTGTTGAGTAATTCGTTTAGCTATATTTGCTTTAACAGAATTATCTGTTAATTTGTTTAATTCTCCATTTTGATTTAATTGATTTTGAGTTAATACTTTTATTTGTTTAGCTATATCTCTAGATTTAGCTTCACCGCTTATTCTTAAATTAATAGATTTTCCAATTTCATAAGAAACATTAACTAATGATTTAGCTATATCTAATGTTTCTTTTTGATCAGCATTTAACCTTCCAGTTGATTGTTCAATCTGTTTGTAAGTATTAGCTAATGTTTTAGCGGACTCATTAATCTTATTAATGTTATCTAAACTGTCTTTGTCTGCTGGTGTTGCCATATATGTAATAAATATATAAAAAGAAAAAGCACCTATTTTTTAGGCGCTTTAACTGTATAATGGGGTGTGTTTTGAGGGGTTATATTAGGTTTGGTTATTTCTTGTTTACTTTTATTATTCATCATGTTTTGCTGTTTTTCAGCTTCTTCATTTTGTTTATCATAATGTTCCTTTAATTTAAGAAATGTAAATTTTCTTAACCAAATAGGCATATCATAAATAGTAGTCCAATCATATCCTCCTTGTCCCCAAAAACAAATATCATGAATTTGACCAAATAATATTGGTCTATATTCCGGAGTCAGGCCAAAAAAAGTTAAGAGAAATAGGAATATCTATGCCCTCCCCTACATAGTTTTCATCCTCAGGATAGTATTTCATTTCAATATCTGGTTGGATTTTTACATAATATTCACGTAGTGCTCTAGCATCTCTTGCTGTTAAAAAATTGTCTACAAATTCTCTTACTGTTTTAGCATCCCTATTACCATTTACTGATACTATCATATATTTTAAACGAGTAGTAACATCATATGATGCTGTTGGGTTTAATTTTTGTAAACCTTTAATTTCAGCCTCAATTTTCTTTTCATCACCGTGTGTTAATAATTTAAACGTAATAGTATTATCTGAATGAGGTAAATTAAAAGTAAATTCATTTACACCGGGTTTAAATAAAGTTTCGTCAATTTCTTTGTCGTTTAACGTGGTTAAATCAACAGTAGTTTCTATTTCATATCCCTGTTTGTTTTTATAAACAAATTGATAATCTTTACCATATCCTAAAATACGGGCAGCAACTAAAATTGCGTTTTTGTCTCCAATTAATAAATCATCATAACTGATAGGAGATACGATTAATGCTTGTAATAATTTATCAATAACAGTACCTTGCTTAATATAATTTGCGTTTGTAAGAATATCTTCTTCACGTGCGCTCATATATTTCATTTCAATTTTACCGCTTGATAATGGATTTTCCTTTGAATATAGCAGGCCTTTTGAAGGTAAATCTACTATTTCAGTTGGGAATTTAGGTTTTGTAACATTGTTTTCCATTTTGTAACTTGTTGTTTAATATAAATATAACGATAAAAAAAGGTTTGGCAAAAGCCAAACCAATTTTTTCTGTATACTTCGGGAAAAGTAATTTTATGTCGATAAATATTATGATTTTATGTTTTCTAATAAAACTTGTTTTACTTTTAATATATTATTATTTATGTCATTTTCCCAAAAACGTATCAATTTATAACCGTTGTCTAACGCCCATTGTGTTTTAAATTGATCGTTTGTTAGATTTATTTCTTGAGTTTTACATTCAGGTAATGCATATTAGGATTACAATGCCAAAAATCACCATCTATTTCTACTAGCATATTGTATTTAGGTAAATAAAAATCATATATTTTATTTATATCTTTTATAAAATATGAATGGATATGTTGGATTTCTAATAATTCAAGTAAACCTTCAAATTTATATTCTAAATTAGATCGCTTAACCTTACCTGTTTTTATTATGCGTTGTATAGCCGAATTACTCATTTTTTTACGAGTTTCTTCAGATTGTATGCGTCCTATTCCAAACCCATCTGGTTTAGGTTTAGATATGCCTTTAGATCCTTGGGATATTTTCTTTCCTAATTCAATGTTATCCCTACCTTTGATAGCTTGTTTTATATAATCATACTCACCGGAAGCAAATTTTTCTTTACGTGTTTTAATAATAGCTTGTACACGTTTTTTTGCTTTAGGATCACCAAAGTGACCAGGAACTCGGGATTGGTGTCCACTTTTCCATTTACAGAAATCTTTTAATTTAGCTTCATAACGTGTTTGTTCACCACAACCACATTGGCATGTTGGATGAATACCGTTGTATTTTTCTTGTATTAGTTTGTCTTTTTTAAGCATAAAATAACCCTCTTGCATATATAAATATACGAGAGGGTTAAAAGACGCGATTTGGATCGCTATTTTCTTAATTAAAGATCAGAAGTTAAGCACGCAATAATCCATAGCAACTGTAACTGATAAGTTAATTGCTTGATCATTTGCCCAATCATAATCACCAAAATTAGCTGATTTAACGTATGCTCCTTTAACAACCCATTCACTAATAATATCACCTACAGGACCTAATACGTCTAAAGTAATGTCTTTTTTATAAAAATCTGAATAACCATCGCGGCCTGTAACAGATTCATGTGATAGACGAACCCATTCCATTACAGCTTGAGCACCTGATGGTGTAATTGGATCATATAATTCAAGTGTCATATCATTCCATCTAACTTTACCTTTAACTTTACGGTAAACATTGATATGATCTAGAACAATTTCACCAGCTTCTAAAGAAGGTGAAGCTGCTTTTTTAATTAGGTATGCAGGAATACCATCTATGTACATGATAAAGCGATTTTGAACTTTTGGTTCAAAAGCTGTAAACATTATCTCATTAGCGCTTAATACTGGCATTTTATTTAAATTAGTTTATTTGTTAATTATTGTCTAAGTATAAATATACATAATTTTAAAAAACTAAATATATTTTTATAAGTATTTTTGTTTTTATATTAAATATTATACTTTATCAAAAAATGTCCTCCTACGATGATAAACATTGTAGGAGGACAATCTCAATATATTCCTTACAGGAACTTATAAACTATGTTATGCACCGAACGTAGCGCCAGTTGGTGTTATATTATAATTTAGAATAATAAATTCTGCTGTTTTAGTAGGTTGAATATAAATTTGACCTACTAATTGGTTTCTATCAACTACATCAGCTGTATTATTGGTATCATCCATTACTACTTTATAAGCATACAAACCTTGACGTTGTACTACTGATTCTAAGTATGGATTAACTTGTGATAAGAATCTATTACGTGTTACAGTTGTATTTTGTTCAAATACTAAAGTACGAGATACACCACCTATAAAATCTTTTAAAGCAATTAATAAACGTCTTACATTTACACGATCTAAAGAGGTTGGTTTACGTTGTAGTGTTTTCTGGCCCCATACACAAGTACCGGTTCCTGGGAACGATGCAAGTGGATTTACATTTCCACTATATAGAACATCACGATCTGTTTGTTGTAATCTACGTTCAAGACGAACTACTGAAGGAATACCACCTCTATTTAAACCAGCTGGTGCAAACCACTCAGCACCTACTCTATCGTTAAATGATAATACACCACCTATTACTGTTGATGGAGGGCACCATATTACTTTTCCTAAACCACTTGAAAACAATTGAACCCAAGGATAGTAAGTAGCAGCGTAATTGCTTGATTGACCTGAAGCATTTTGAGTTGCAGTTCCGATTGCAGTTCCGTAAACACCAGTATCTGTAATTGCGATTGCATCACCACGTCCTTCTACTGTTGCTATCATAGTAGATACAGCTGAATTATCTAATCCAATACCAGGAGCTAACAGCATATTAAATCTGTATTCATCGGCATTAGATAATAAACTAAATGCTAAATTATAATCGGCAGGTGCAAATCCCTGAATATTAGTTGTAGTAATATTTTCATTCATTAATTTAGCAGCAGTAGTATCAGCTACACCACCATTAAATGAACCACCGAATGAACCACTTCCTACTATAGGTAAACTACTACTATATTGAGTTGATTTATAAATTCCGTTATTATCAATTGAATCTACATTTGGTGTAGTTACTGAGGATACACGAACATATTGTGATATGTTTGGATAAGTTCCAATATAATTAACATATGCTGCACTGGTACCAGTTGCTGCTACATAAACTGGTTTTAAATCACCAATTACACGAGCAACATAATTAGGTAATTGAGGATCTAAACTCATATTAGCCCATGTTTCTAAAATATTTTTCTGAGCATCGTTATCGTCACCACGACGAATAATTAAAGTAAAAGTACCGCTACCAGTATTTACTGAGGTTACCTCATAACGTACATTTAATGAAGATCCACTTGCTAAAGCACCACTTACTAAACTAGAAGTGTTATTCATTTGGTTACCCCACGATAAGGCTTCTAAAGTAAATGAAGTTACACTACCACTAGTAACATTTGCAGTAGCGTAAGTACTAGCATTTGTTGATCCACTAATAGTTCTAGTTACTAGTAACGATTGACCACCATTTTGAAAATATTCTTTAGCTGCTTGTGATGTAAAGTATTCATAATAATAACTACTACTTTTAAAAGTATCACCAAATAACGATAAGTATTGAGAATATGTAGTTACATATGTAGGGACAAACGGTCTACCCATTACTGTAGGACCAACAATTGCAGCTCCTAATGCTGGTGGTTGTGTTGTGTAAAGACTCTGGTCAGATTCTATTTGGAATACGCCAGGTGAAATAATTTGTTCTGCCATTTTATATTAAATAATTGATTTTTTATTAATGAATTAATCTAATAATAAATATTAAACATTTTATACAAAACGCAAAAACATAATTAAAAAGGAGATATTTCGCCTGTTTCTATATTAATGTTACCTACACCGTACTTTTCTTGTAGACCATTTATTAATGTTTTTTCTTTTTCACTAATATTGTCTATTTCAGTTATTATTTTGCTTTTTTCAGCATATAACACTTCAGTTTGTTTTTTAATAAATACTAACTGACTTTCAATTGAACCTAGTTCAAATACGACCTTATTATAGTCTGATTGAAGGGTTTTGATGTGATTAATTTCTTCTTGCGTTAATTTTTTAATTTCTGACATATAATTTATTTTTTAAAGTTTCCATTTTTGTTCTGGGCATGCTTCAGGTCCAGGTTTTGGGCTAAATATTTTTTTACTAATAGGGCAGTTACATACTCCACAAACATAAGTATCAAATATTTTTAAGTAAGTTTTTTTAGGGCAAGCATTGCATATTTGTACTCTAGATTCCGCTATTATTTTATTCTTAGGACTTGGGTTTTCAGCTTCTATCCATGCCTCTGCTATTTCTAATAATTTAATCACTATTTTTTAATATAATATTTTTTCTTTGATTTTTTAGAACTAGCTTTTGTTTTTTCAACTATTTGAGGTTCAAATGGCTTTTCAATGATTGGTTCTTCAACAACAGGTTTTTCAATGATTAGTTCTTCGATTTTGTTAAAAGTTTCTACTATTTTGGGTACTTCAGAGATAGTAGATTTAGTTTTAATGTTAGTTTCTTTTACAAAACCTAAGATTGTTTTTACGAAATTAAATATTTTTTCCATTTATTTTTTTATTATATATATAAATATATAATTTTTCTTTAGATATCCAAACTAGATTTTAAATTTTAACTAGGTAATTGAGAAACTACTTCTACGTCAAAAATTACTTGGGATGTAGTATAAAATTTGCTACGAGCTACAGCTAAATCTTTATTTACTGTATCTGGAATTATATATCCGTTTAAGGTAATATTAAATGAAGTTTTAGCAGCTCTATCAGTACCTTCTTCTAACAATGTTGTTGTAGTAAAATTATCTATCCTAGCTTTAAATTTCCATCTATTAGGATCACCCCAATATGAGTCAGAAGCAAATTCAATTGCTTCTACTAATTTATTATTTTGTTCTACAAAATCTGTAAATATAATACAGCTGTATGTTAAAGTAACATAGTCTGGTACCGCACTTATATAATATTGTTCTGATGGGATTCTATTATTAATTACTGAGAATCTATCATATGCATTACGTATATTATATCTTGTGCCTATTACTTGATATAGATGAGATTTATTACCATCTAATTTATTTCCTAAGGTTCTATTTTTTTCAATGTTTTCACGTTTGAACATTATTAAAGGAACCATTAAACGACCGCTAGCGTCTCGATAAAATCCATCTGCTTGAACGGATTTCCAGCGTTCTGGAGATCCATATATTACGGGTACTGTTAATTGTTGTCCATTTTGTATTACTGAAGGTTTTATAATATTTTCAAAATAATATAGTACAGCATAGTCTAAGTCTTCTAATCCTATACTTACATCTTTAACAGTGTCTTTATCAAATGAAAAATCTTTACCTCTATTTTTAGAAAATACAGTGTCACTAACTGGTTTTCCTTGATTTGCTAAATAAGGAATAACTTGTTCTTGACTAATATCAGCTGCATTTTTAGGTATGGGTTTAAGAGGTATAGTCATTGTTATTGTTTTCTTTGTAATTCTAACATTTTATCTAAAGCTAATATAGATTGAGATGCTTTATATAAGTGATTATTAGCTTCTTTAGCTACTTTAGCTATATCTTCATTAGCTGAATGTTTAAATACTTGAATTTCTTTTCTATATTTAAGAATATTTTTTTTTATTTCCTCAAACTTTGGAAGAGCTTCAAATTCTTGTGTAAAAGTACCTGTTTCAGGATTTATAGAAGTTTTTATACTTTTATATCCTCTTTTAAAAGCTTCATCATCTTGTTTAGGTTTAAAAGCAGCTATTTTTTCACCACCTATTCCTACTACAGGAATTTCAACTTCTTTTATTATGTCTAATAATTTAATCATGTTAATAAGTATTATAATCTTACTTGAGCAATATTTACTTTTTCTGGTCTTATGTAAAAACATTCTACAATAATAGACCACGATGAACCAAAATTATTTGTATTATCTGAATAAGAATAACCAGGATCTTTTCCTACTATTAATTGGTTTTCATTAACATTATTAACTTCATAATAATCGTTATTCCATAATACAACATCTCCTACTTCAGGTACTATGTTATATGCGAAGCCTCTAGCGTCTGGGCCGAGCTCGGTGCTTAAATCAATACCCGCGAGATCATCGCGTAAAAAGCGGCATTTTATGTTACGAGTAATGTCCATACCAAACTCATTTGTTAATGGATTGGTGTCTCCTCTTTCTATTAAACAATTAAGTAATACAGGATCGTTATATATTTTTTTTAATGATTCTCCATATATATTAGGTATAGAGCGATCTAATACTATTTTATAATATCCTACTTTTTGCTCAATAATATCATTAATTAACTCTCTATTTATGTGTCTAAATAAACTTATATCTCTATTTGCTCCGAATAAACTCATTATAAAACAGTTTTCTTTTCTAGAGTTTTTAGTCTAGGGATAAATTTTAATAAACCAGATATTTTATCAG